CGTGTACAATTATGGCGTTTTTATCAGCGTCTACAGCACTGCCACTAGCATTTACAAGTTGAACTTTTATTCTGTCTGCATGTGTGTTGTTGTTGCCACCACCTGTCCAAGATATATATCCATTTGTACTGCCATACTGACCGCCAATCT